TAATGTTTTACCAGCATCAGTACCATCATTAGGATAAAGAACTTTAGAAATGGTCTCAGAAGAAACACTCTGCTCTACTGATCCCATATAGTCACCTATATTAAATGCATAAAAATCAAATATCTCAGTAGCATCTGCTCTCCACAATCTCAATCTATTACAAGTATCAACTCTGTACCCTAACTGCATTACATCATAAGGAACAGCAACTACTGTCTCAGCAGGAACCCAACGTACTCTATAATGATCTCTATCTGAAATATAATTCTCTACTTTACCACCAAAACCTACAAGAACAGATTCATCTGGTTGTGCCAATTCCCATGGCCAATCTCCGTGTAACCAATTATCAGTGACTTCCATTTGCATATTGTCTCTGATAATCTGTTTGAACATGCCAAACTTATATCTTATACCATAACCAGTAGCCGGAACTTTTAAAGTCGCTAAAGACTCCATATAACAAGCAGCAAGTCTACCAAGACCACCATTACCTAGTCCAGGTTCTTCTGCTAAATCTAACACCTGTTCTAGTGTTAAATCATATTCTTGTAATGCTTCTCTTGCTTCCTTTTCTAATCCAAGATTAAGAAGATTATTTCCAAGTTGTGGTCCAATTAAAAATTCTGCAGAAAGATATGCAACTTCCTTTTGATTATTACAAACCTCTGGAGCAAGATGATATGCCATCATCTGATCCCTTACAGCATAACATAATGCCATGTAAATATCATGAGCACTAGCAATCTGGGGGCGTTTTCCTAAAGTGTAATAAAGACGCTCACTAATTCCATTATAAAGATTGTTCATAAATTACTCAGTCTCTTCAACCTTCTTTTTCTTAGAACCTATATTATACTTGGTTTCTAAGATCCAGTCACCTTTATCTTTATATGACAACACTTTAATCTGATTTAAAGGTGCAATATCCTGAATTTTATTTGCATCAACAATACTTACCAAACCCCAATCAGCAATAAGCTGAGCAATACGATTCCTACGCTGAACATCATTAACCGTAAGATTAGCGTGTTTACCGTCGAGCGCAAAGAGTTCTTTAAAATGCACAAGATAGTATCTCCCTTGCTTATGCAGAATATGACATGATTGATATATCTTCTTTTCCTTTCGGGATGCTACCCCAATTCTTGTTAAAGTCTCTCTAACCTTGAGGAAGTCATCGGGTTCACCCAATACCACTTCTACCATTTGGTCGGGTGCCCACTTTACTTCAGGCTCTTGAACCACGCTCATTGTCTTCCTCCAGTTTCAAATTTAGATTTTATAAAATTAAGTTGGTCTTTCGTTAGGATTCTCAGAGCCTGTTTTGCTTTTTCGTTACTATATCCATAATAACGTTTTACCAAGTCAAGATCTTTGATTGTATCTTTACGGAGCCAAGGAGAGAATCTCTTCTTGGATCTCAAGGTATTTAGCAAAAAATCATATTGCATCTTCTTATCAAGAAAATGATACTGATTCATCTCATTTATAAACATAATACAATCAAGATGTCCTGACAAACAACGATTAATAATGTATGGAGGATACTCCTTCTCTAAAGAAGGATCTTCATCAATCAAATTTTTCTTCGTCAAATTAATAGAATTCAACCAATCTTTCAATTCAGTCATAATGTGTGGTAAGGATCAATCTGTTCACTAAATTCATCTACATCTCTACGTAGATTACTAAATCTCTCATCTTGTTCAGCCATTATTTGCTCACCCTTAGTAGTATAATGTATCACAATTGGATTAAAAAATTCTTGGTGCTTCTCCTCAATATAACCCTGAGTTACATCCTGGACACCAAAAAGATCACCATCTACTCCTATTCTACTTAGGATGATCCATAAAGCATATTCATCTACGATTCTGGGATTAGGAACTGGATATGGTATTTTACCATTTTTAAGTTTAAACATCAACTCTACCAATTCACCCAATCGATCTATAAAATCTAAATGAATACCATTTCTGAATAACATTACACCAGTACAATACTTGTATATCTGTTCCTTTCCACCCTGTTCAACAATACACTGATCAACATAATCAAGTCCTTTTCTTATATTCTTTCCACCACCAATATTTGGATCATGTCTAAACCCAAACTCTTCTCTACCAAAAACATCCCTATAATTATAATGATCAAAAAGATATTGAACATCACCATAAAAAAGAGTATCAGAATCTAGATATAAAATATTAGCATCTACATAAGTTCCCTCTCCATCTTCAAAATATTTAAGATTAAACCACTTGTAAATAAATACCATTCCATGATTAACTTGTTCCTCAAATGGCAAAACCCTTACTGCATATTCAATGCTAAAATAAGGGGGAATAAAAGAAGGCTTGTCGCAAAAAAGATAAACAGATATTTCATTATTAAATTCCCTCAAAGAACGAATACTATGTTCTAAACGTTTTAATTCATGATCATTAATATGATCATGAGAATTGGTTTTGTAAGAATAAACAACTATGTTCTTACCCATTACCTACCCTCTCTAGACTTATTTCTAATAACTATCTTATTACCTTCAATAACAAATTCTAGATAATCTCTATGATCCCAAGATAATTTTTCATAAAGACAATCAAGTTTCTTCATATCATCCCAAAGATCAGTAGGAGTTGGCTCACCCCAAAACGGATTATCTTCTGAATTATCCATATACACTGTCCTCTAATTGATAGTTGAATAATAATAATTCTTTTCTTTTTTGTTGATCTCTCATATACTCTCCAACAGATCTCATTGTATAAGTTAAATCAAATTCAGCAGCATTCCAACTTTGAAAACGGTTCTTAACCAATTGATCAGAGTTATAGCTAACCATCATATCTATATGAGAATGTGTATCACAATCATGAGCAAACTTATCATGATCAAATCCCTTATGCATAGATCCCTTCTTACCATATAGATTATCCTTAATATCATAAGGAGGATCTAAGTACATAAAAAGACCATCATGAATCTCATTCTCCATTAAATGCTCATAAGAATATCCATTTATATGCCAATTAGAAATTATCTCAGAATATCCAGGTAATTTCTCAATACCTCTCATAGAGAAATTAGAATTAGATGCTTGTTGTGAAAATGATGAACTTTCAGTGAGACCACTAAATGAACATTTATTAACAATATAAAATGCTGCAGCACGTTCAGTGCTATCAATATCAATTTTATTAATTATTTCTTTTGAATTAATGAATAGTTCTCTTGCAGATTCTGGATCAGGGTGTGTTGATTTATAGTCCATCAACTTCTCTGTCAATTCACTACCAAACTGCTGAAGTATAACCCAAAAATTTACTAATGGTTCATATAAATCGTTAACTGTAATCTTCAGATGTGGATATTTCTTTGATACATGAATAGCTACACTTCCCCCACCTAAAAAAGGTTCCCTAAATTCAACATAATTACGAAGATCTGGAAAATAGGTTTCCATCTTCTTACAAGCACGGGACTTACCGCCAGGATACCTTAAGGGTGTTTTATAAGATTTAAGAGTCTTCATAAGTAATAGGATTATATTTCAAATATTCCCAAAAAGTTAATTTCATTTCTTTATGGGTCATACCACAATGCTTTGCAGCTGCAGGTAAATTCATTTTATTATGAAACAATGCTTCATTTGCTTCATTAACATTCTCAGGAGTAGTTTTAACTCTTGGTTCTTTAAGTCTTGATTCGTCGATTTTAAATACCATCAGTCAATCTCATTTTCCTAATAATAAGTCATTATCATAGATTATTTGAATACGTTTTGCACTCTGACCTTTGGTATTAATAAAATTTTGATGTAGATAGTCACCACCCAATTGCTCAGAAAGTTCCTCTATCTTATTAAGAATGACTTCTTTTTCTTCTGGTGAAAGCATTAGTAGTACTTAATAGGATCTCTTTCCATTTCGACCACAATACTATCTACAATTCTATTAAACGATTCTGACATTTTACGATATCCAGAACCAACATACATCTGTCCAGCAAATACTGATACGGTAGCAGCACCCCAGAACAGATAATAAAATCTAGACTTAACTTGGTGTCGTTGTTTCTTTTTCAATTTACTCATAATTTGCTTTTAATATTCTATCATAATTTATCTATTTTTTCTAGCCCTTTCATTACTCAACTGTCTTTCAAATTCATATTTCATTGTAGTTAATGGTTGTACAAGAAAATCTTGCCATTCATTATCTTCAATCAAATCTTCAAGATGGGCAATATGTTCTAAAGCAAATACTAATTTAGTCTCCTGATTCATCCTTGGCATCCGCAATCCTCATCAAATATTCATCTGCAATCTGCTCTAAAGAGAACAAACTATAAAGTTCCAATCCTGCTAATTTCATAGCAGTATCTGCTTCACCATCCTCTTGACGATCCACAATAGAAACTACACGATTAACAGTATAACCAGCATCACGAATTCTTTTTACTGCTTGAATAGCAGAACCACCTGTTGTGATTACATCTTCAAGAACAGTAACCGTAGATCCTTCTGGAGGTGGTGGTCCTTCTATCCATACTTTTGTACCATGTCCCTTTGGTTCCTTACGAACAATCAATGCATTAAGTGTCTTTCTATCCAGAGCAGAAACTACAGCAACTCCAGATACTAATGGATCTGCACCCAAAGTAAGACCAGCAACTGCAGCAGAATCCTCTTCTATACACCCCAGAAGCATCATACTTGCTAGTGTAAGTCCCCTTCCACTTAAAGTTACTGGTTTACAGTTCACATAGTGCTCACTGCTTCTTCCAGATGAAAGAGTAAACTCACCTTTACGATAAGCATCTTTTATTAATAAATTAAGTAATTCGTCTCTCATTGATTAAGTACCAGTATAAGTCTAATAACCATTCCTATGAATAATATGTAGTAGCTACACATAATCCACATTCCAATTTTGTTGTGACGTGAACCTTTTACATATGGGTGACAACCTGATGGGGTTTCCTCCCATCCTGCTTGCATATACTCGTCTGTGTGAATTTTCCTTTTCATTTAAATTGACACCTATCAATTGTTTTTGTTGTGGAATATTCTTCCATTCTATCAAAGAAAATTAATTCACCATCATAATAAGATTTAATGGTGGATTTCTCTTTCCAATCAGAACCTACTATTATTATATCAGGTTTAAGAGACTTTATCAACTCCTCAAATTCTGGTTCACTAGAAAAGAATATTACTTCATCAACTGACTTTAAATTCTCAAGAAGAAACTTTCTCTCTTCCTGATTATGAATAGGTCTACCAGGACCCTTCTTTCCTCTTACACATTCATCAGTATCAATTCCAACATACACATATCCAAAACTCCTTGCATAATTTAAAAGTTCAAGATGTCCCCTATGAAGAATATCAAAGGTTCCATTAACAAAAACTGTTTTCATTATTTGAACTCGCATTCAACCATAATCTCAGTTAAACAAGCAAGTAAATTTATCTCCTGATCTGCGACGAATGCGATTTGGTACTGATACTTAGCAAGAATAAGGACGGCAGCAGGAATAGTATTAGGGACCAAGGATGTATAAAGAGAATCGTAGATACGACGCAAAAGTACAGTAGGATCATTGTCCAGATTACTGACACACCATTTACGTACTTCCTGAAATTTCTTTTCTTTAAGGTTTTTAAGTAATTCATCTACAGCAATGTCCGAGAACGCCGCAAGTATTCCCGAATCAATTTTTCCCCCGACCGAGTACCTCTGACATTCATTAAGAACTCGTCTCCAATCAGGAAAATGTTTATTAATGAGTTGAACAAGAACCTTCTTATCGGCTTCAATCTTTTCTCGATCCAGGATACTCGTAAGCCTTTTGAAGAACTCCGCAGCAATTGTTTGCTTCTCTTTGCCCTTGATGCCAAATTCGACCACAGCACACCTGGAATGGAGGGGTTCGAGTATTTTATTCTTATAGTTGCAGGTGAAGATGAATCTACAGTTCCCTGCAAATTCTTCGATAAACGCCCTGAGTAAGAGTTGGACATCGTTACTCGTGTTATCCGCCTCGTCGATGATAATAACTTTGTGTTTCGCTTCCGACGAAAGCGAGACCGTTGAGGCAAAGTTTTTAGCATTATTACGGACGGTATCGAGGAACCGTCCTTCGTCCGATCCATTGATGACATAGCAGTCTACCCCCAGTTCGTTACAAAGTGCTTTAGCCACTGTTGTCTTGCCAACCCCAGGAGGACCAGCAAGTAACATATTTGGTATTTCGCCTTTATTTAGAAAGTCCTGAAAGGTCTTCTTAATATTATCTGGAAGAATACACTCTTCAATCGTTTGAGGTCTGTATTTTTCAACCCAAATAAAATCACTCATAATTTAATTCCAATGGCGGATTACACCCGCAATAATAAAACAATTAGTTGCCAAATAAGTAAAGAATATAACAGTACGAAAAATAGCAACAGAATTATCGTACCGTTTAGTCTTTTCGTCGTTAAATGACCCAAGAGCATACTTCCAGGTCCTCCAAAACCGTATCACTCTGATGAAAGATTAGTATGTTGAATAGATCCTTTATATGGATTCTTGGTTCTGTTTAAAATTGTAATAAATTTATCTGCTACCCATGTTCCAGCAACACATACTTCAATCTCATCACCATCATCCCAAATAGGATCCCCATTCTTCTTTCTTGTATCAAGAGCCTTCTCAAGGTCCTCAATAATCTTTTTAGTAATTTTCATTATCCAAAAGTAGAATCAGGTTCTAAAGCAATATAGTACTTAAGATTATGTTGAGTATTCTGAAACTTTGATAATAATTTAGATGAAACACCTACATCATAAGCACCAGGAATAATTTTAATATTCTCTACCTTAAAATTAAATGTAAACTCTTTATCTGTTTCTCCAACAGTGATTGCATATTCATTTGAAGTATCATTCTTCTTATCACGAACGACTAACTTAACTGCACCTGCATTACCAACAACACAAAAATCAGGTAGTTGATATACTGCTGCTGCTTTTAAAAGCTTCTCCAAAGAAGTACTATCTAATTGGAAACTAACATCTTCAGAAGGAAGTGTAATCTCTTTATCTGGTGGAGAAATAATCACAGCGGGATCAGCAAAGAAGTACCTTACCCTACGCTTACCTTCACGAATAGACAAATAAGATTCTTCTTTAAAATCGAGATCAGGATCTTGATGTAAACCCAAACCATTTAAGAATTGATTTAAATCATAAATGGCAAAATCACGAGGAAATTCTTCTTTAATTTCTGCCTCTGCAAGAATATTCTTAGCAACAGAAATTGTTCTAAGTTTATTTCCCTGCTTCACAAGAATTGAATTGTTAATACCTGCAAAGTTCTTCAGAATTGTCAGAGTGCTGTCAGATAATTTCATAGTATGGTCTCTAAGTTTCATAATTAAGGCATTTGAAAATCAATGTTACCAGTTGTTTCTGATGGTTTACCGTAGTGATCATCAAAGTGTAGTAATAGCATAGCATAATGTATCACTTTCATCAAGTCCTTCTTTTCTTTTCCATCTTTACTTCCATACCGACTACCATACTTTATAATATTTGCTTGACAAAATCCAGAAGCAATGTCCCGTGCTGCCATTAAATCAAGGGTTTGAACGTTTCGATACTCGTGCGTATTACCAGTGTAATGCCCACGATAAGTTTGAGAAACATAGGATTCAATATCCTTAAGTATCTCTTCCTC